AGCCCAGACTTTTCAATCTTGGAGTAAACTGCCTTGCAGCAAGAATCGAATGGACCTTCGGCCATGTTCGAGCGGAACATCTCAATGGTTTGCTTGGCATAGTAATCGACATAATCGATTGACCACTGCATTGCATCTGCCCCGATTTCATCTTGGCCCATTGATCTGGATATAATCAGAGACAGGCGCATGGCGATTTCGCGTGATCGATTGTACATGGCCTCCAATCCTGTGCCAGTCTCTCGCCTGATCGCGTCCACCAATTTCTCTTCGTATGATCTGAGAAGTGTCTCAGCCTCGACAGTAAACGGCACGTCGATTGGATGTGGTGGCATATCATGTGCGTTGCCTAAATCCAGATCACCGATCTGTGCGTGTGCATGTTCCTTCGACCATGCTGCCAAACGCTCTGAGATATTTGATCTGCGCTTTTTCTGAGATAGCTGCACTCCAATCTCTGACTTCACAATAACGAATCGGTTTAAAAGACCAGACGCAACATCACCGCCACCAATTGCCTGCATAAACTCTGATGGTGTGGACATCCCGACAAGTGTCAGACTGGGTCGCTTTACGACCTTTTCCAACTTCTCAGCTTCGGATGCCTTCATGGTGTTGGTGGCATAACCTTGCTGGCGCAGTGTACCATCCTGACGGCCAAAGCATTCCATGATCGATGTTAGGGCGTCAGCCTTGTGCTGGTTTCCTTTGGCGGCTGCTGACTTGAGTTGACGGCCAAGTTCGTCCACCACTGAAACATGGGTGGGCTTTTTTGTCAGAGTTGAGATAACCCCAGCAGCAGACGTATATCCTGCTGGACCAATTAGTTCATCCAGACCAGACGCCTCCAGCAACTCTTCAAGAACAGTTTTGGTATGCTCTTTGCCCGATCCTGTTTCGCCAATGTTTAAGAAGTATAGGCTGGAAAAGTTGCGCTGATCTGTTACCCAGCGCCTGCCCATAACCACAGATCCATATGCTATGGCTGCTTGGACTGCGAATTGTGGCTGTGGTTTGATTGCCGTGACCGTGTAGTAGTTGACAACATCCTGCAAGATGCCCGGCACAGAGAGTAAATCTTCTGGAACATTTTCCATCGAACCCTGTTTTGCTTTCTTGGGCTTGGATAAAATTTGGTCGGCAATCTTTGCGCCATGTTCGATGGCCTCCTTGTCATATTCATAATCTGGATCTTGTGTCACATTCAGAAGATGCGCTGCATCTTTAACTGCCTTGCTGACATTGCCCTGATGTTCGTACTGCAAGTAAAGTTCAAAGGCATCAAAGCTGTGTGCGCTGTCGAAGGGATCTGATGCATGGTGGCTATAGGCGCGGCCATCATCGAACAGCTTTACGCCAGCCAATCCAGATGAAGAGTTTGGCGAGAGATATCTGTTGCGCGATGTTGGCTTGTATCCATACTGCACCAGAAGTGTGTGCATATCATGCGCCTCATTAAAGGTATCGATCACTGACGTGCTGTCACCTTTTGGCCTTGGCTTTCTGGTTGGCTGGAATTCTGACTTCTTTTTCCAAGGGCAGATGTCCTGAAGCTGTGGGCGAAACTTATCCCACTCACGCCATAATGTCAGGAGCTGCGGTGGCAACTCTGGAAGACCATCCCAGATTGGCATCCCCGACCACTCATATGGGCGCCCAGTATCTGGGTGGATTGATGGCGGCAGAACGTCCTGCACAGATCCAGCTCGCAGCTCAAAGACCACTTCGGTCTTGCGCGGATCATCTTTGACGGGCCACGATATCTTATGGGTGATTAAATCAGGTGGCGCTTTAAAGAGCAGCTTGCCCCTATTTTCGCGGCCAACAATTTGTGGCGCTGAGTTCATTAGATCCGAAAAGTTAATGCCCAACTCTTCGAAGATCAGCTTTGTATTTTCGACATTATCAATATCGACGGCGCACGTTCCTGACGCACCGTGCAACAGCCCAACATTATGGGTGGGGTTTAGCTCGTAGTATTCCCGCGCTGCATCTGGATCTGACAATGCCTGCTCTGGCTTTTGCCAGCCAAACTTTGTTGGACCCTTCGAGCCTGCTGGTATGGTGACCAGATACCAGCTTAATCTGGAGCAATATTCTTCTATCTTCATTGCGAATCACTCAGGTATTCGGACAGCTTTTTCCAAGTAGTCAGGCTGATTTGCTCATTGCCTGTGGCAATTGATTTGACTGTTGGGTGAGATAGTCCACAGCGTTCCGCAACTACGGTTAATCGCCTATCTTGTAAGGTTTTTCGTATGTCATCGATTGGTATAAGGTTTGTCATTTTTTTCTCCATTTTGGTGCAAATTTATATATTTTGCAAAAACATCTTTACAGTCTTTAAATGTTTCTGTAAAGATCGATTCGAGAAGAAGAAGTGAAGAGTAGAAACCAAAGGAGATTGCAGTGAGCAATGTTGATGGATTGGCCTCCGAATGGCTGGAAGTAAAGGCGCAAGAAAAAGAGATTATCGCAAAGCGCCACGCGATAGAAGAGCAAATCACAAAGGCACTGGATGCCAAGGGTGAAGGCTCAATTTCCCACAAACTGGAACAACACAAAGTCACGCTGACACAGCCTGTATCACGCAAGGTTGATCCGATTGTTTGGGATAAAATCAAAGATAAAATTCCTGAAAACATGCACCCGATAAAGGTGGTGATGTCTGCTGATTCTGTTGGCTGTCGTTACTTGGCTGATAAAGAGCCGCGCATGTGGGCGAAAGTTTCGAAAGCATTCGAGACTAAGCAGGGCAAGATTGGTGTTAAAGTCGAGCAGCTTTAATGACCTTCTGGTATATGCTGGTGGTTTCCTATTCGTTGGAATTTGATAGCGGAGAATATTTAGAGTTCCGCATTCCCTTTAAAGATTACCACACTTGCATCGCGGCGCAGGATCAAATTCACGCCGCGATCTATAAAAATTACCGCGCCATCCAATCAAGCTGTATTGAGACAGATCGCGCATCAACAACAATACGGCCAAAGGCACGGCCAGATTTTAAAAAGGAGAAGTAAATGGAAAAGGAACTAGACAAAATGTTGGATGAAATATTCCGCAAAGTTTTTGGGGAGAGATATTAATGGCTATAAATTTAAAATCGCTGTCGAAGCCTACGGGCCAGCGACCAATCATCGCCACGTTGTTTGGCGAGGGCGGCATGGGCAAGACCACACTGGCTGCAATGTTTCCCAAGCCAGTTTTTATTCGAACTGAAGATGGCACGGCCAGCTTGCAGGGGAATGAAGAGGTGAGCTTGTTTCCATTGGCGACAAGCAGCCAAGATGTTTTGGATGCAATTGAGGCGTTAGCCACAGAAAAACATGAGTTTAAGACAGTTGTGATTGACAGCATTACGCAGTTGGCCACAATGGTTGAAAGCGAAATCGTTGCGGCTGATCCAAAAGCCAAATCGATTAATCAAGCTGGTGGCGGCTATGGCGCAGGCTATGGCACGGCATCAGAAAAGCATCGCCAGATCCGCGAGTGGGCTGGGGCTTTGGCTTATGACCAAGGCATGAATGTGGTCTTCATTGGCCACGCCGATACTGAAACAATGGATCTGCCAGACATGGACCCGTTTGCCAGATACACCGTGAGGCTGCATAAAAAGTCGCTGCCTCATTACACAGATAATGTCGATATGGTTGGGTTAATCCGACTGAAGACATTTACCAGAGGCGATGGCGATAAGAAGCGCGCCATTTCTACAGGTGAGCGTGAGATCCTGTGCTTTCCACAGGCATCAAGCGTAACCAAAAATCGCTTCAATATCACTGAACCGCTGCCGTTTTCATTCGATGGCGGCAATCCTTTTCAACAATTTATATCCAACTAGGAGAAATCAAGATGGATCTTTCAAACTATAATATTCACGAAGTCGAGCCAATGGGAACTTTTGAACCACTTCCTGCCGATTGGTACAGATGCGTTATTGCTGACACTGAAGAGCGTGAGACAAAAAGGCAGGATGGCAAATACTTGCAGCTTACCATTGAGGTGATCGACGGAAAGTATCAAGGGCGTAAAATATTTGATCGCTTAAACCTTCAAAACAAAAACCCAGTCGCGGTTGATATTGCGCGGCGCTCTTTGGCGAGCATTGCCAAAGCCATTAACGTCGATCCTAAAAACAGCTCAGATTTGATCGACATTCCGTTGATGGTGAAAGTGGCCGTGCGTCCAGCAGAAAACGGCTACGATGCTTCTAATGACGTGAAGGGTTACGATGCTGATGGAGGCGCTTCTGCTTCTGTGGCGGCAGCTCCTGTGGCTGCGAATGGTGGTGGGGCTGCAACGCCACCGTGGAAACGCTGAGTTCAGTTTCTGGGATGGGGCGCGTGTCGCCCCATTACACGAACAGAAGGAGAGCGGAATGTTTGAATATATCGTGATAGCTTTTGCCATCAATGTGGCGCTGAACATGATGGGGGTTTTCCAATAATGGATCTCACTGCTTACGCCACCCCGAAAACCATTGAGGCGATTTACCAGCATTACAAAGACAAGCGCAAGAATGAGCATCGACCTCATCTTGGCGGTAGTCAAATTGGCAATGAATGCAGCCGTGCGCTTTGGTATCAGTTTCGACATGCATGGACGCCTCTTTTCGAGGGGCGTCTTTTGCGTTTGTTCGAGACTGGTGATCGTGAAGAAGATCGCATTGTGTCAAACCTTAGAGCAGTTGGCGTTAAGGTTTGGGAGCGTGATCCTGATACTGGCAAGCAAGTCAGGTTCGAAGGCTGTGGTGGACATTTTGCATTGAGCTTGGATGGCGTTGGTGAAGGGTTTGCTGAAAGCGGAAAGCCTCACACGCTTGAGTTCAAAACGATGAACGATAAGAATTTCAAGGTTACTAAAAACATGGGCGTGGAGAAATCCAAACCAATCTATTGGGCGCAGTGTCAAGTTGGTATGCATTTGTCTGGTATTGATCGATGTTATTTTTTTGCTGTGAATAAAAACACAGATGAAATGTATGGCGAGCGGATCAAGCTGAACAAGAAAGAGGCGCAGGGTCTGATCGATAAGGCTGAGAAAATTGTATTTTCGAATTTACCTCCAGATAAATTGCATGAAGATCCTAGCAATTGGCAGTGCAAGTTTTGTCCATACTGGGCGGTCTGTCATGGCTGCAAGATTCCAGAAGTGAGCTGCCGCACTTGCGCCCATGTGACGCCAGAGAGGGATGGCACTTGGAGCTGCGCTTTGGGCAAGCCTGCCGTCACTTGTGACGATCATTTGTACATTCCCCAGATCATGCCGAAAGATTTTGAAATGACTGACGCTGGTGATGACTGGGTTGAATATGAAGACTTGGATACTGGTGAGATTCTCCGCAATAATAAAAACAGTCGTGAAATATTTGAAGGAAGGATGCAGACATGAACCGCGAAGAATTAGGCGAAGTTGTTGCGATTATGCTGGATGTTATGCCGGGTAACATTACCAACACAGAAATTGCCATCATTATGATCAACTTCATTATTCAGAAAAAACGGGCCAATCACTGGCCAGTTATTAACGCTGAGATTGAAGGTGGATTAGTCGAGTATTTAATTTCGCAAGTTGAAAGTGAAGTCACTGAACAGATCGAAATCAAGGCAGTTAAGGATGCCAATGATTTTCTGGGGAGGATTGTCAATGACGTTTGAGCTTCGTGATTATCAAAAAGATGCCATTGATGGGCTGTACAATTACTGGGCGCAGAAGAAGGGGGAGAACCCACTGATCGTTGCGCCGACTGGATCTGGCAAGACGGCGATCATTGCCAAGATGATCCAAGACGCCATGAGCTTTCCCAACACTAGAGTGCTGGTCCTGACGCACGTTAAGGAACTTTTGGAGCAAGGGGCAGAGGGATTGAAGAAGCTGTACCCAGACGCTGATTTTGGCCTCTACAGCGCATCTTTAAACCAGAAGGATCTGACTAAGCCAATTACGTTTGGCGGCATCCAGAGTATATACAAACGTGCATACGAAATGGTTCCAGCTCCAGACTTGGTTATCATCGATGAGGCGCACATGCTGCCGCCCAAAACGACCACACGCTATGGTCGGTTTATCGATGACCTGAAACAGTGCAATCCAGACGTGAAGATTGTTGGGCTGACAGCCACGCCATATCGACTGAGTTCAGGTTATTTGCATAAAGGTGAAGGCGCGATCTTTGACGGCATTGCCTATGACATTCCAGTGACCATGCTAATGGATCAGGGTTACTTGGCCCCAGTTATCAGTAGGGGTGGTTTGCAGCAGATCGATCTGACCAACGTGAAGAAGCGAGGCGGTGAGTTTGTCGAGAGTGATTTGGCCACTGCTGCGTCTGATCCTGTGTTGGTTAAAAATACTGTCGAAGAAATTGTGGAGCTGGGAGCCGACCGTAAAAGTTGGTTAATCTTTGCCAGTGGCATTGAACATGCAAATATGCTGGAGGATGCGTTTTTCGATCACATGATTAATGCAGAAGTTTTGACTGGTGAAGACAGCCAGAAGGATCGCGCATCGAAGATCGAAAGATTTAAGAACGGTAGCCTGCGCTGCTTGGTGAACGTGAATGTTTTGACCACTGGGTTCGATGCGCCAAATGTTGATTTGATTGGGCTGGTTCGAGCTACGGCATCGACAGGTTTGTATGTCCAGATCATTGGTCGCGGTACGCGGATTTCTGAGGGCAAGCAAAACTGTCTGGTTTTGGATTACGGCCAGAACGTCGAGCGGCATGGGTTTATCGATAAGGTGAAGCCAGAACATGATAATCGGGGAGATGGGGATGGCGAAGCGCCGATAAAGACTTGCCCGAAGTGCCAGATGCATTTGGCTATTGCCTCGCTGATTTGTCCTGATTGTGGGCATGAGTTCCCGCCACCCACATTGAACCATGCGAGCAAGAGTTACGATGGCGCAATGATTTCAACACAGGTGCAGCAGCCTGAATGGTTTGATGTAGAAAACGTGACGTACAGGCGCTGGCAGAAGGCAGGAAAGGCTGACAGCGTTAGGGTGACCTATCACTATGGATTTTTCAAAGAAGTCTCTGAGTGGCTCTGTCCTGATCACGGTGGCTATGCCACAACAAAATACATGCAGCGCAGATCCCAGCTTGGTGCGGAGGCAAAGACCACAAGCGAGGCGATGGATGAATGCCAAGACTGGAATAAGCCCAGTCGCATTCAGATAAAGCCTGAAGGCAAATACGAAAGAATTGTGAGGTTTGATTATGAGAAACGTGAGAAGAAGGAAAACGTCATCCACGTTGATTTCAGTTTCGAGGAAATACCCTTCTGAGCATGATGAGCAAGTTGGGTTTGTTAATTGGTTTCGCACAAAGTTCCCAAAGGTTTTGATCTTTGCCATTCCCAACGGTGGCAAAAGATCGATTGGGGCAGGCAAGAAGTTTAAGGCTGAAGGCGTTGTGGCTGGGGTTCCTGACTTGTTTATCCCAGCTTGGGATGTCTGGGTGGAAATGAAGCGGGAAAGTGGTGGGCGACTTTCCCCCGATCAAAGAGAGATGATTAAATACCTTGAAAGCGAAGGCTATCATGTAATCGTTGGCAAGGGCGCAAAGGATGCTTCGAAGCAGATTATGGAAGCAAAAGATAATTGGGGGAGGAAAGAATGAACAATCTTTCAGTGCGACCAATCACACGGCGATCTGCTTTGCCATTCATTGTGGACCGACATTACATGCGAAGGGTTCCACCAATCAGCGTGGCTTTTGGGTTGTTCGATGGTGAAAAAATGATTGGCATAGTCACTTATGGAGTTAGTGCATCCACGACTTTACGGCGTGGCGTTTGTGGTGATGAATTTGCTGACAATGTTTATGAGCTTACACGTCTTTGGACTGAAGATGATTCTCCTAAAAATGCAGAAAGTTTTTTGATTAGTGGTTCATTGAAAATGGTTGATAAGGAAATCATTGTGACGTTTGCAGAAATAGAAGCTGGTCATGTTGGCACGATTTATCAGGCGTCAAACTTTTTTTACTGTGGCCTATCTTCGAAGTTTAAAGATCCAAAGGTTAAAGGATTGGAGCATCAGCATCACACAACTTATGCACATGGCATGAACATGCAGCAAATCCGCGACAAGTATGGTGAAGAAAATGTTTACTACGCTGATAGACCGCGCAAGCATAGGTATGTGTTTTTTAACGCCAAGAAAAAAAGGCGCAAAGATTTAATCAAGGCTCTCAAATACAAAGTGCTGCCTTATCCCAAACAGGAAGAAAAAGATGAATATACCAACTTATGAATGCGACAAAGTTAACAACAAACTAACTTTTCATTGTCCATTATGCATGAAAGTACACACACATGGGCCAGAAGAAGGACACAGAATTTCTCACTGTAATAACAGCGATCACCATCCCAATGGTTATTTTTTAAAAAACAAAGGAGAAAATAATGAACGTGAATTTTTTGAAATATCACTGGACAGTTAGTGATGATGGGCTGCATATTTATGAAGAAGGGGTGAGGATTGCGAAGATCGATCCTGATCAATTCAAACATTTGGTTGCAGAATTAGCAGAGCATGTAAGGTGGCAAGAAACTAGAAAAGGGTAAAGCAATGGGCGATGAATCTTTAAATCCATACCAACGTGAGTTTTTAAAGTTTTTAAAAAGGCAAGTTGATAACTGCCAGAGCGAGGCGAATAGAACCCGCTACCACCCCAATGTTAACCAAGATTTGTTTCGAGCCAGAAACGAGCTAAAAGAGTACAGACTTTCCCTACAGCGCGAAGGCGTGAAAATTTAATTTAAAAAAAATGCATTGCCTCTATTGTAATCTGTGACAGATGTCATATATGTAAGATGTAGAGAGAGAGAGGAAATAAAATGTTTATTAAATATGCAATCACCGTAATCGACACAGTTAGCACACGCGATGGATCACGCAGCCACACTGCTGATAAAGCCTACTTCGAAAAACTCAGCAGCTATAATGGTTACTTACATGCCAGCTCAACAGTCACGACTACTTTCGACAGCCAAGAAGCTGCTGAAAACTTCATCGAAGAGCTGCCTGTAAGCCGCTGTGGTGAGTATAATAACAAATACGAATATGGTGTCGAAGCCATCGAATACACCCATGCAAATCACAGTGGATGGTCTGACGTACACCCATATGAGATCGTGCGCGTTGTATCTCCAAAGACAATTGAGATCCGCGTAATGGATGCGGAGCTGGACAAAAACTGGAAGCCAGAGATCATTGCTGGTGGCTTTGCTGGTCACTGCACAAATCAAGGCGCTCAGAAGTGGGATTACAAATCAAACCCTGAGTACACCGTGATCCGCGCTCGCCTTCGCAAAGATGGCTACTTTCATTCAGCCAATGGTCGCCACGTTTTGTCAAAAACTCCTTACAAATTTCACGATTATAATTTTTAAAAAAAGGGGCTTCGGCCCCTTGTAATCTGTGACAGGTGTCACCATCTATATGATATAGAGAGAGAGGAAATCAAAATGACACACACTGCTAAAAAAATCGAAAACGGCCACTACGAGTATCGCGGATATAAAATTGAAAAGCTGCAAGATTACCCAGAGTATGGCTGGAGAATCTTTGATGCAGATGGCGAGTGGGAACACACATTTACTACAAAGCGTGATTGCCTCAACTGGTTGGACGCTCGCGCCAAATATCAAGACATGATGTCATATAGAGTGGGAGGATAATTGATATGAGATTGTACATGAACAACAAAGGCGAATGGTTTGGCACACAGGCAGACGCTCGCCGCAATTCACCAAGAGAGTGGGTCGAGGTCGAAGTTCCGACATCGAAGCAGGATCTGCTGAACTGGCTTAACGAAAACAAAGTTGGGGGCATTCAGCAGAGCGCCTCAGAGCCTCGCCCAGCGCCAGAGCCGAAGTCTGAGCTGCTGTCGCCCCACGCAGCATCTTGGGTCGCATGGGCGCTTGAAAGGCTCAAGCACGGCAATAAAAAAGATGCCGAAGAAATGCTGGTCAAAGGATTGAAGATTCAAAGGGAGTGGGCGTAAGCCCATTCTTTTTTTGTCCTGCCCATTGTAATCTGTGACAAGTGTCACTATATATAAGATGTAGAGAGAGAGGAGACTACATATGACTAAACCTTTAGGCGACATTTTAACAGAGTGCTTCAAAGACTGGGATGAGGAAGAGCAGTTTGCTCTTCCCAAAGACGCCAAGGGCGGCAACCACTGTGGCGTTCAAGCTGTGGCCGTTGTAGCTCAAAAGCTGCTTGGCGAAACTAAAGAAATTTTCAAAGCTCAATGCTCACGCATCAGAAAAAAAAGAAGCTGGGCTGGAGGAACACTTCATAAAGAGCGCGTCAAGGTTCTGAAGTTTTTGGGCGTCAAGTTCAAAGAGCTGAACACCAACTACACTGATGGCGTGACCTTGCAGCGGTTTGTCAAAGACATCGCCAACCCCAACTTCACCTACATCGTGACCACCACTTTGCATGTGCAGCTTGTCAAAGGTTCTAAGATCCTCGACCAGCAAGGCAAAGTGGAAATCTCAGACTACTGGGGTCGCCGCAAGAAAATCTCTAAGCCTGTGCTGCAAGTGATTAATAGGGAGGATTACTGATGCCTAAATATGATACATCACACGGCTCTCCCTATGACAGAGGGAGGGCAGACGCCTACTACGGCAGGCAGTTAAACCCTCACCTGTGGCTTGATGGAATGGGTAGGCAAGTGGTCACCGATCTTACCAAAGAGCAGCGTGAGGCATACTACGCTGGCCACGATGAAGAGGATGATCGCAAAGAGTGGTAGCCTTAGTTGGCTGATTCTTTTACTTTCTGTTGGGTCTGTGGTGACATCCCTTGGATTAATGCCTCTAAAGATCCTGAAACAACTGGATCGTAAATGTCTCCAATACCTTCAGTTGCGCCTGTCGAAGCAATCGTTCTAGGTTGAGAAGCGCCTAATGTATTAATTGCTTTTCTAAACGCACCATATATTGCATCCATTCTTGTTTCATCAGTAAGAGAAGCTTTTAATAAATCTGCGTCTTCTGAAACCACAAGCTGTGCAATTCTTGTCAATTCATCATCTGTGAATTGTGGTTTTTTACCGCCAAACATTCTTGAAATAATGCTGGCTGTTGCGTCAATATCAAGACCGTTGGACGCCACAACGCGACCAACATCTGCCATGCCTTGCCTAACCCCAACGCGACTTGAAGCGCCTGTTCTTTCGGCTGTTGGAGATCCACCAAATGTTTTGCCGCTTGCGACAATGGCCCCACGCGCTTGATTGATTTGATTAATAACATCGTCGATCTGTTGTTCAGGATACAGTATTTCCAATATTTCACGTTCTTTTTGATTGATACCCATAGGAGCATCAGCCAGCTTTGTAACTGTTCCTGTAGCAGAAGAAGATTGGCTTTTGCTTTTTAATGCTTTTGCTGCGCCAGCTCGCAATGCTTCAATCGCATCTATATCTCCAAGATCAACAAGGCGTCTAAACTCAACAGCAAATTCTTCTGGATCTCTGCCAAATATTTTTTGACCTTCTCCAAACTTTTCAACAGCACTTTCTATTGCTGCCCAGCTTGCTCTTGTTTCTCCCAACTCAGGAGAAATTTGATCTAAAACACTTTTGATTTCGTTCTCATACCCACTCATTACTCTTGATCTGTTATTAGAGCCTGTTCTTTTAGCTGCATTTTTTGCGTCCATCAAAGCTCTTTTGATGATTTCGCCTTCTTCAAGAGTTAAGGATCTTGTAAGTTCAAGTGTTTTGTTTCTACCGCTTCCTGTAGATTTAAACAGTGGGGCAAGACCGTTTTCATCAAGACCCTTGTTTATAATATTTCTTAGGTTTCTGCTTTGCCCAACCATAAACAAAACAGTTTGATCTATTTGTGGAAAAACTTGACCTTCGGTAGAATTAAATATTCTGGTATAAGCAGCACTTTCTTCTGCTTTTAACTTTCCAATATCATCTGAGAAAGTTTCAAAAATATTAGCCCCCTGAGAATCTGGAGCTAGATCAGCTTGTAGTCTTTCGTAAAGGCTGTTGACGAACTTATTTTTACGCCCAACAATTGTATCTCTGATAATTGCAGAACCCGGACCAGCTTTAACAGCAAAGCCAGACACAACTTTTGCTGCTTCTTCTGACATCTCAGGAAGTATTTGACCGCTTCTAACCTGTTCTAAAAACTCATCGACAGTCAAACCGCTATCGGTAATCATGCGTAAAACTTCGTCTTCTACTTTTTTACCGACTTTGCCTGTGACGTTTCTCTTGATGCTGTCAAGCAATGGGGCGACAGCAGCCTGACCAGCTTGAGATAATTTTGAGAACAATGGATTTGCAACTGCACCTGTAATAGTTGCGGTTGGCGTATCTTTAATTCGAGCCAATCCTTCTTCTTCTGATGCACCTAACCCTGCGGCAAAACCTTGAGCCGCGCCAATACCCAAAAGACGCATCCAAGTCGGAGCTGTGGCCGCTGCTGATGTGCCGCCTGTGAATGGAGCTGCAATCAATCCAGCTACAGCAGGAATGGCTGCGCCACCAAGTTCATATTTAAGGCTACCGGGCTTTTCTTGGGCAGCTTTGATCTGTTTGCGCTCGGCAGCTAATGCGTCTTCATAAGTGACGTTTGGGCTTAATGACTTAATACCAGCGATTGCTTCATCTGCGAAGTTAAACAGCAATCCAGTAGCAGCCAGCTTTGCCCGATCAGACATGGTTAATCCTGTTTCTGGATCAACCTCTGCTTCAGGCAAAACTTCTATACCAAGTTCCAGTCTTAGCCGTGCAAGTTTTTCTGCTGCTGTTTCGTTTGCCATTATTCAGTTTCCCTGCTTTCCAACTCTTCTGCTATCATGTCAATCATTTGCTCAGTGTAAAGATTTTCAGCATTTGGATTTTGCAACATTCTTATTAAATCGGGAGTTGGTTTGGATCTAATAGATTCTCTAAAGAATAAGTTTTGCCCAAGTTCTGTTTTTGCAAGAAGTTCATTTGCATAACCCTGTGCATTTAAAACGTCTTCATACAATGTTCCATCTGGTGCTGTATAAGACAAATATTTAAGACCATTTGGGAAAACAACATCAAATGCACCAGCAGAAGAATTAATCATTCCTCTTGTTACTGATTCTCTCAATGCGGCTTTATTTTTTATAACGTCTGCGTCATCTCCAGCTTGTGGAAAATATTGTGCCAACGCATCACGATACTCTGAAGGCGCAATAGCTGCTCCAGATTCTTTTCTTAAATTTGCTGCAACCCAGTTTTGAGCAGCAACATGGAATTGTATTGCTCGCGGATCACCACCAATATTACCAAGCCCAAGCCGTTCTCTTGCATTAATTTGAGCTATGTCAGTCAAAGTTACAACATATCCTTCAGCAAGCATATTTCTAACAATGCCTTCATTAAATAACATTCTGCTTCCGAATGTTGCATCTACGTTTTGACCTTGATCAAACGATTGGCGTCTTTCTTCAATGATAGCGTCAAGATCCAATCCTTCTGGAACAGGAAGATTAGTTGTTTCAGAAAGATCAATGCCGGGTCTACGTTTTGTTACTTCTTTGCCATCTATAATTTCAGTAAACTCGCCACCAACGATTAGCTTTTGATAATTAGCTGCATATTCATTTTTCTCTTGTTGACTAACCAGTGGTGCAAGGTTTTCATCAGATAGCCGCGTTCCAATATCGTTTACAGAGGCAAACAATCTTTCATACAAAGTTCCAGACTTTGGCTCTGAGAATTTAGAAAATACCCCTAAAAGATCTGGATCATTTGAAATTGCATTCGGCAATCCAAGAGGTTGATTTCCAGCCTCTTGATCAGGTGTAAGTATAATATTTGGATACTTGGTTTTAAATTTAGCAAGAGCCTCTGGGCTTGTGAATTTATAATTCGTCAGCGCACTGGTTCTGTCGCCAGTTTCAGATTCAACTAAAGCATAAGATCCAACTGGAAGCGTTGATAATTGATCAGCTCGCAATGGTATTATGTTATTGTCTGGCAATGTAACATTTGGAAACGCTTTAGTGAATGCGGCTGAATCATTTATTTTTACGTTAAATGGCTTTGTAGGCTTGTTAGAAGAAGAAGTTTTACTCAAATCATAAAACTTACCATCACTGCCCATTTGACCAGAAGTCGCGCCGTATTGTGTTAACTCTGCTTCTGTGGCTGGGCGATAGGTTACTTTACCAGCCGCAGGCTTCAGACTTGGAGCCAACTGCAACGCAGTTTGCATCCGCGCCTGATCTGTCTCGCGCTTTTCTTTTTTCTTGGCAGCAAGATAATCGGCTGGAGCTTGCATAGCGCCCACAGCAGACCCCAGTACAGTCGCACCGGGCTGTGATGCCCCTTGGCCCATAGCCAAGAAGAATTGCAGCGCAGCCTCATAAGGATCAGCCTTGGGTGGATCTGGGTACATTTGTCGAGCAAAATCTGCTGCCATCTGACCGCCCTTTGAGCCGCCAGCCAGCCGCCCCAAGATAGGCGTCAAAGCACCCATGTTCCCCATATCATTTAAAGTGGTTCCTGATGCTCCTAGAGGCTTATTATTTACTGCCATAATATATCCTTACTGACCTCTGCCCATTCTATACGCGCTGTATCCCGCACCAATGCCAGCAAGTGCTTGGCCGTAAATAGATGGATTGTCTTTGTAAATAGTTCCCATTTCATTACGATAGCTGCGCGTGTTGTATGGAGTTCCAGAAAGTGCGCCCAATGCAAAGTTAACCATTTCCTGTGGGTACGCTTTTTGATCCATGTAATCAGCATATGCATAGTCCAGAGCGCGTTGGTCCAGTAAACGCTGCGCCTCTCCAGAAGATATAAGACCAGCCGCTGCTTGGTTTTGCAAAGCCATAATGTCAGATCCCATGCCTTGGTAAGCATTCATCTGAGCTATGCGAGCTGCTTCGTCTGTTTCGAAGCCAGAGCGCAGTGCGTCTTCTGCACCAAATCTTGCGGCACGTTGATCGCCATAACGGCCATACATAACGTCTTCTGCCCCAAATCGAGCTGTGCGATCTGCTTCTGCTTGTTGCCGTCTTGCATCTTCGGCTGAGAATCGACCCGCACGGTCTTCCATAAATTGACCGCGCATAACATCTTCCGCGCCAAATCTTGACGCCTGATCGTCCATAAACCGCCCACGCATAACGTCTTCTGTTCCGAAGCGAGCTGCACGGTCTTCCATAAACTGTCCACGCATGACATCTTCTGCACCGAAGCGAGCTGCACGATCACGTTCTGACTGTGCAACATCTTGATCGTATCTGCCTGCCGCAAAGCCCAGACCCTCACGCGCTGCTTGTGCGCGAAGATCGCCAGCCGCTTGTGCGCCTTCTCCAGCCGCTGTGCCTTCTAGAATGCCCAATCTAGATCCACCAAATGCGCCACTTCTAGCTGCACTTGCGCGAGCTTGGTTTTGAGCTTGTATGGTTTGTTGTTCAATTTCTCGAACAGCAGGGTCCATAGAGCTTTGGTAAATATCCATGTATTCTTGTGCGTTTTCCATTGAGAATGGATCTACACCTTGACCGATTAATTCTTCTCGCGTTGCGCCTTGATAATTACCCATCAAGTCTTCTCGCGTTGCGCCTTGATAATCACCAAGTAATTCTTCGCGTGAAGCACCTTGATACTGCCCAAGCAGCTCATCGGCAGATAGCCCCTGAAAGTCACCTTCCAAATAACCTCTACTCGCGCCGCTATAGGGATCTCCCATTAACTCTTCACGAGTCATAGAGTCGTAACCCTGACCCAATGTATTTGCCACGGCAGTTGCACGGTTCATGTATGGCAAATAGTTTTCAGCGCCTTCGCGGAGAATGGCTTGTCCAGCACGTTCATCTTCACTAAATTTACTACCGTCATATGAGGCGTATCTTTCGCCTTGATAATTTGGGTAAGGAGATCCAGCTATTCCTGTCGCGGAACTAAATATTTCACGACCAGCAGCAGCAACCCATTCTGGGATCTCTGTGCCGTCCACAATGCTTTTTGCATCTGGCAACTCAGTGTATGATGGTGTGCAAAACCCTGCCATTTAAGCCTCCGTATAGAGCGAACCGACTTTGGATAATCCAAGGCGCTCATAAAATTTATCTTTTCGCTCGCCATCTCCCGAATAGACATGGCCTACTTTGATTTTGAACTTAGATTTCTTTGCCACTTTCATAAAGCTCTTTATCAACCTTGCTGCGATATTTGACTTTCTATGCTCTTTATAGACGAAGAACCACATATCAGCCAAATATTTATCGCTAGACCACCAATCAGATGTTTCTATACCCGCTATAGAACCTACTATTTTTCCGTCTACATCGAAAACTATAACAATGCCTTTATGCAAAGCATGGCTGATTGCTGATGTTAGTTTTTCAGAATCGATTGATGACGTGCCTTTAATCGTGTCTGAATGCATGACGCTTAACATCATGTATATTTCAGAAAGATCTTCGACTGTCGCCAATCTAAGCATTAGCTCATACCGCCTAACGCGCCCATTTGTGGACCAGACTGTGGCGCTGGACGATTTGGTGGAGCAGCTTGACCGCTTCCTGCAATAGCTTCCATGAGTGCGCCCAGTTCAGGTAACAGCATAAGGAGTGCCTTTGCAGCTTCTGGTGTAATCGCACGATCCAGTTCAGCTAATTGTGCCTCTGTCATGGCTCCAAGACGTGAAACCAAAACTGCTGCCAACTGCGAGGATGGCTTCATAATGTTTTGCTTTGCGCCTTCTAGTGTTTTTTCATCAGGACCATCACTGGCCTGACGTGGCATGTTGGCTCCAGCCATGTCTGGCATTGGTGGGCGTTGGTTCATTTGTGGTTCTCTTGCCATTTTTGGCTCCTTTTAGAAGAATTTCGATAAGAACCCGATAATAGGTCCAGATCCCGGTATGATTGCATTTGCGACATAAGATAGAACAGCAGTTTTACCCGCTTCTTTGGCGGCATCCATTGGATCTGCGCCCATCGCGACTTGAGTGATGAAGTCTATACCCGCCGCCGCGCCTGTTACTTTTAAGTTTGCGCCAGCAGCATCTCCGTAAAGCCTGTCTTGGAAGCCTGCAAAACCTGTTTTGCTTCCTTGCAATGCTGCTTTTCCTGCTTGCAAAGCACTCTGCACTGGTTTCTGAGGTCCAAGATCTTTAATTTCAGTTCCTTTAAACGCATCAGTATAAGCCTTGGCGTCTTGTATGTTGGCAAAAGTTCTATCAGACCCTACAATTCCATATTGAGCCTGTGGTGCAACTTGGGGAGAGCCACCTATACCCTTAAATGGGTTTAGGGATTTCATACCTTCTAATGCAGCTCCACCAACACCAATACTTGAATCGCCTAAATATGCTTGCGCTGCTTTTCCAGCTCCATACGTTGTAGCCATAGTAGCAGACTTTATAGCTGCCTGCTTCATTTCTGCTTCCATTTGAGCAGCAGCTTCTTGAGCAGTTATGCCATGTTTTTCCATAAAGTCATCATTGATTTCTGACAACTCTTTAGCAGGATCATAGGTCATGGTTCCTGTTTGTTTAGCTTCAACCCAGTTATAGTATGGCATTAAGTCTGTGCCATATAAATTCTGCAACTGCCCAGCTTCTAGACTGGGATCGTTTGTCTGAAGTTCAATGGTTGGCAAAGTAATAGTGCCGTCATCATTTTTGACTGGCTTATCAATTTTGCTTA